TTGCATATTGGCAAATTAGAGAACTTGATGAAGTAACAGGCAGACCATCCAAAATTCAATGGATTGATGCACCAAGAGTTTCACAAGTACTTGATTCAACCGGTGAAATAGTTATCGGTTACCAACTTGAAGCACAAAGACTTCCAGACTCCGGTGTTGGATCACTGATTCAATTTACTGGTATTGATCCAGATGGAATTTTGAATCGTGGTGGCAGAACAATCAGAACTGCTGCTGCATTAGAACGCGCAGTGTTTAATTATGCTGAAACACCTGCACCATCAGTTGTATTAAAAGCAAATGTGCCAATGGACTCAAATAAAGCAACAGCATTGTTAAGTGCATGGAAACAAGCACGCCAAACTAAAGGAACAGCATTCCTTTCAGACAATGTTGATATGCAACAAATCGGATTTTCAAGTGCAGATTTGCAGATGACAGAGGCAAGAGAATACCTTGCGAAAGAATGCGCTAGGTTAATGAATATCCCATCCTATTATTTGGATGCAGCAACAAACTCAATGACTTACTCAAATGTTACTGCTGAACGCAGAGCCCTTTTGGACTTCTCACTTCGACCACTATTAACAGCAATTGAACAACGCCTATCAATGGATGATGTGACAGTGCGTGGACAATATGTTGAATTTGATTTGGATGACTTCTTACGAGGCGATCCATTAACCAGGGCAGATGTGTACTCTAAACTAATTCCTCTGGGAGTACTCACAGTTGAAGAGGCACGCGAGGAAGAAGATTTGGTGAGATAATGGAAATTAAATTTAACTCAGACATACTAACAGCAAACACATCCAAACGAGAAATCACAGGAATCATTGTTCCATTTGGAAAACCTGGCTTAACTAATTTTGGCAAGGTTGTATTTGAACAAGGATCATTGAAACTTGGCGAAGATGTGAAATTGTATGAAGATCATGACATGAACAAAGTTCGTGGAAGAATGATTGACCACGAAGTCACACCAATTGGAATCATTGGCAAATTCAAAGTTGCCAGAACTTCAGCCGGTGATGACATCCTTGCACTTGCACAAGACGGATTAAAATCTGGATTGTCAATCGGTGCATCAATTGACGAATACGAAAACAAAGAAAATGAAATTTATGTGACAGCAGCATCAATTTTGGAAGTATCAGTTGTTGATACTCCAGCATTTGCTGATGCACAAATAACAGATGTCGCTGCTCAACAAGCAGACGAAACAGAAGTCACTGCAAATAGCGCAAGTGATGAACAAACAAACCAAACCGAAAGTGAGGTTACTTCAATGGGAAATCCAGACGAAGTTACTCCAGTGGTCGAAACTGCGCCAGAAGTTGCAGTTGAAGCCTCTAAAGCAGTAGCAGCACCAGTTGCTTATGCAAAACCACGCGTGAATGTAAATGTCACTGCTGGCGAATACATGAAAGCACAATTCAATGCAACACAAGGCAATCAAGATGCACGCGACTTAGTTGCAGCAATTGATGCAGCAACAACAACCGAAAACATCGGTGTTGTACCACCAACCTATCTACGCGATTTAATTGGAATCATTGATGATTCCATGCCGTTTGCGAACAGTTTGGAACAAGGCGTATTGCCTGCAAGTGGAATGAAATTCTACCGACCTGTAATTGGCACACAAGCAACAACAGCAGTTACAGCAGAAGCAGTTGAATTTGATTCAACCGATACAACAATCACTTCTCGCGAAGTGTCAGTTGTTAAAATTGCTGGTGCAAACCTAGTATCTGTTGAACTTCTAGACAGATCAGACCCAAGTTACCTAGATGTATTGTTACGCGAACTTGCAGCATCATGGGCACAAAAAGCAGATGCATATGCATTTTCAATTGCATGTGGCGCAACAGGTTCATCAACAGGTGCAACTTTGTACGCAGCAATTGCTGATGGTATTGCAGATTCATACGGCGTACTTCGCAAGACTCCTAACAGATTCCTTGCAGACACCGGAAACTTTGCATCATTACTTGCAGCAGTAGATGGTTCACAAAGACCACTATTTGCAGCAGCAGCACCACAAAACGCTGCTGGTCTAATGACACAAGGCTCAACAGCAGGAACAATCGCAGGATTGGGATTAGTTGTTGATCCAAATATTGACACCGGAACTGGCATCAGTGGAATCGTGTATTCATCAGATGCAGCAACCATGTACAAGTCAAGTGCATTCCAACTTCGAAGCAACCAAGTATCAACGGGCGAAATCGAAATCGGCGTGTACGGCTACGTCGCCACTTGTCCAAAATATCCAACTGCATTCCGTAGTTTGACTGTTGCTTAATTAGCGACCCTAGAAGTTGCCTGGCAGGTTAGACCCCTGTCCTGCCAGGTAACACCACACGAAAGGTAAAACATGGCATCAATCATCACACCAGCAGAATTAAGAACTGCACTCAATGGTGTTTCATCATCCCTTTATTCTGATGCCGTATTAACAGAAATCATTGACACAGCCGAATCAGTAGTCGGTAATTTATTAGTCAAATGGAATGCACCAATTGACAAACACAAACATGAAACATCAACTATTACAACTTTGCATACAACCAAACCACACAAATTTTACAAAGGCCAAACAGTTGTCATGACTGGCATACAAGCCCATGTCAATGGCAGCAAAACAGTTTTAGAAGTTGTTGATGAACTTACTTTTACAATTACAACTTCAGCAGTAACAATTCACGATTGGTATAATCTAATTCCAAACGGACTTGCATCAGCAAATGATTTATCACAATATGATGATATTGCACCAGTTGAATCAGCAGTGCTAACAGTTTCATTGGATGTATTCAAAGCACGCACATCAGCCGGATCAAGTCAGAATGGATTAGATTTTGTTCCTGCCCCTTATATTTTAGGCCGTACAATACAAAACAGAATTGTTGGAATGCTAGGTGCTTACATAGATGTTGAGGCGTTAATCGGATGAGTTTAGCAGCATTCAGAGCAGCCTTAAAAACAGCAATCTTATCAAACAGCAATTATTCAGTTGTTGATTTTGGTGCAGAAGTAATTACAACACCATCAATCATGATCGCTGCCGGTAACCCTTGGCTTGAACCAGTAACAATTGGAAACAATAAAGCCTGGCGCGTTAATTACATACTTGAACTTGTTGTCGCACCAAATAGCAATCCTGGTGCATTGACACAACTTGAAACAATGGTTGCAGCCGTGCTTCCTTTGATTCCAAAAACTTGGCAGATTCAAAATGTTTCGAGCCCAAGGATATCTCAAGCAAACACAAATGATGTTTATTTGGTTGAAATATCAATCACTACAATCTACAATCCATAAGAAAGGAAAGAAATGCCAACATCAGTTATCACAGGCAGAAGTATTGCCTTAACATACAAAACTGTGAACTATGATGATCAAATCATCAGCGCAACAGTAACACTAGATGATCCAAACTCAACTGTTCAAACCTTGAATGGATTAGTCGATTATGTAGTGGACAAAGAAGTCGGTTCAGTAACACTTGAAATCCTGCAAGACTGGGGAGTTACAGGTGGATTCTGCGACATGCTTTGGACAGATGCCGACACAAACCCAACAACAACACAAGCAATGACAATTCAAATCAATAGCAAAACTATGACTTTGACTGTCTTGCCAAAGCGACCAGATTTTGGTGGCGCAGCACCGGATGCATTAACTGTTTCAGTAACAATGCCAATCCGATCAGTATCAATCGCGTAACTAACGAACAGGGGTCACCTAATGTTTAAGATTCAAATAGAATGGAAACTAGCAAATGGAAAGTCTTTTGAAGAATGGACTATTCCATGGGAAATTGCACAGGCTGAAAAGGAAACTGGCACAACTTTCCTTGAACTATTCAAACGAGAATTGCCACCATCAATTGAACAACAATTCTGGTTGGCCTACCAAATGCAAAGAAGAATCAGTGACAAGCCAATTGGCAAGTTTGAAGATTGGCGATCACAAGTTGTTCACATCAATTCAAAGGACTTTGCAACAACAAATTTTACCCAGCCGGAAGCATAGAGCGCACTTTGATAGAACTGGCCGTTATTTCGCGCCAGCCATTGTCAGAATTCAAAACGCTTTCGGCCGAGCAGGTATCAACAATTGCAGATGTGGTGACTAAGTTTCATGGCAACTAGACCATTTGAAATCAAAATCAAAGATGCTGACATTAACGCCATTCGCAAAACTTTTAAGAATATGGATGAGATTGCTCAGAATGACATGAATCGTGCAGCACAACAAATTGCAATTGAAGCAGCCTCAGCAGTTGGCTCAGCATTACAATCAACACCACAAGGCCAAGCAATTGCCAGATCAATCAAAGTGTCACCAAAATCAAAAACACCATTCTTTACAGTTGGTGGAAGTTCAGTAAAACTTAGAAATGGAACACCAGTTGGCGAAATTGCATTGGGTGTTGAATTTGGTGCTTACCAAGACAGGCCACGCAAGAGAAAAGGCAAATCAACAAATTATGTTGGCTACCGACAATTCCAACCACGATCACCACGCGAGGGCAGAGGTAATGCAGGTTACTTTATCTTCCCAACACTTAAAGCATTGCAACCAGAGATAACAAGAAAATGGGTTGAACAAGTTGATAGAATAAGAAAAGAATGGCGCGAGAGGAACTGACATGGCAGACATTAGAACACTGAAACTGCAACTATTAGCAGACACAGCGCAATTCTCTACTGGTTTAGATAAGGCAGCAACAAACACAACTTCATTTACAAACAAAATTGACAAAGTTGTTGCCACAGCAGCCAAAGCATTTTTAGGCCTTGCAACAGCAGTTGGAACAGCAGCATTTGCAATTGGTGTCAGTGCAGTCAAGGCTGCTATTGAAGATGAAAAAGCCCAGGTTAGCCTGGCTCAAACTTTACGCAATACAACCAAAGCAACAGATCAACAGATTGCAGCGACAGAAAATTATATTGATGCAACTGCTAGAGCAACAGGTGTTGCTGATGATCAGTTAAGACCATCCCTTGACAGGTTAGTTAGATCAACTCAAGATGTTACTAAAGCACAAAAACTCCAACAACTAGCATTAGACATTGCAGCCGGTACAGGTAAAGACTTAGCAGCAGTTACAGAAGCCCTTGGCAAAGCCTATGACGGCAACCTAGGTGCATTAAAGCGTATTGGTGTACCACTTGATGAAAACATTGTTAAGACTAAAGACTTTGATGCAGCAGTTATTGCATTGTCTGAAACATTTGCAGGTCAGGCTGCAGCAGCAGCAGAGACATTTGCTGGAAGAATGCAAAGAGTTCAGATTGCAGTGGATGAAGCCAAAGAACAAATCGGATTTGCTTTACTTCCTTTCATGGAAAAACTTGCCAAGTTTGTCACAGATAATCTTGTGCCAGCACTTGAGGGCTTAGTCAATGGATTAACCAGATCAGGCAAACAAAATTTAACTAAAGCATTTTATGATGCTGGAACTGGTGCAGTGACATTTGGTTATGATCTTGAATCAACTGAGGGTCAAGCCTATTTACTTGGTGAACAGATTAGACAACTTGGTGATTCAGTAAGCAAACTCTTAGCCGTTGATCCTAACAGTGGTGAAAGTCTTTTGATTAAGTTAATTGATTCACTAACCAAAGTTATCGAAAAGACTGAAGCAGCAATCAAAGCATTTGAACGATTCAAAGAATCATTTATCGGTGGAGCAATCCTTGACATTTCAACAGCACCAATCAGAACAGTAGGCGCAGCATTAAGTGGCAACCCTGGTCAAGTGATAAACATCAACAATACATTTGGCGCAACCAATTCCAAAGCACAAGCCCAAACAGTGGTCAAATCAATCAACAACGCTGCAAAGGCTGGAACTGTCAATAAGTTTGTCAAACCAATGATCCCTGGCAGGTAACAAGTGCCTTGGTCACCAAACGCCACAGTTAAGATTAACGGCACAGCCGTAACAAATTACACCCTTGAGGGCGTACAAATCAGCATGGGTCGTGATGATGTACAACAACAATCATCAGCAGGATTTGCCACAATTGACTTCTTAAACCTGCCATACACTGATGTTGAAATCTTTGATGAAGTATCAATCACATTAGACAATTTCACAGGCGTAGACACAACAATTTTCACAGGCACAATTACAGATGTATCAGTTCAAGTGCTAGATGCTGGAACAACAAACACTTTCATTACACAAATCAGTGCATCCGGTGGGTTATCTAAACTTGCAGCCAAAGAAGCAAACATTGTTGGATACCCAGAACAAAAAGATGGTGATCGCATTGTCTCAGTTATCACTGACACCTTTGGACTTAAATGGAATGAACTACCTGCAACACAAGTGTGGACTGATTACACCACAGAAACTTGGAACGATCTTCTAGGTGTAGACATCTCAGACATTGACACACCTGGAACTTATGATTTGTTTGACTCAACTTCTGACCCTGGTGCAATCAATGCTTTGAATTATGTTCAAACAGTTGCAGACTCAGGCAGTGGCTACATCTTTGAAACCACATCCGGTGGCATTGGATACCAAGACCAAGATCACAGAGCAGATTATGTAAGTGCCAATGGGTTCATTAACATTTCAAAGAACTTTATTCTTGCAGATGGAATCAATGTCACAACATCACGCAATGACATCATCAATGATGCAATCATTACCTATGGTGATCCAACAGCCTCATTTCAAACCGAGGAACTAGATTCAATAAGTTTGTACGGCAGAATCACAGCATCAATTGACACATACTTAAAGACAACAACAGATGCCGAAACTTTGGCAGATCGCACAGTCCTTTTGAATGCTTATCCTCAACCAGTAATCCAAGGAATACAAATCCAGATTGATGCACCAACTATGACATCAACTTTGCTTAATGGTCTTGTGGGTGTCTTTTTTGGCATGCCAGTATCAGTGACAGATTTTCCAGCACTTCTATACCCAAATCAATTCTTTGGCTATGTTGAAGGATGGTCATGGGACATAGACAGATTTACTGCTAGACTTACATTGAATGTTTCAGACTTCACATTCTCAGCAGTGCCAGTGGCGTGGCAAGATGTATTTGCTGGTGAAAGTTGGAGTACAATAGATCCAGCGTTACAATGGCAAGACGCGTTATTAGGAGTTAATTAATGGCAACAACAACCCCGAACTATGGGTGGACTGTACCGACCTCAACTGATTTGGTCAAAGATGGTGCAACAGCAATCGAGACTTTAGGTGATGCAATTGATGCATCTATGAACACAGCATTAGGCACAAAAAAAGCCGGGATGGTATTACTGAATACAACTAGTTTTAGTGGAGTAGCCAGTCAATCAATTAATGATGTTTTCAGTGCAACTTACAATCATTATTTAATTGTTATTGATGATTTAGTCAGAAATACAGGTGCTGCTTTAGATATTTATTTAAGATTAAGGGTTTCAGGAACAGATTCAACAACTGGTTATTATTGGGGTCAAGGTTATTCTTTATTTGCTGCTAGTAGTTCTGGGTCAGGTAGCCTCAATAATGGTAATCATTTTACTGCTGCAGGTTGTAGTTCAACGCAAAGAGGTTTTTCTCAAATTTGGTTACAAAATCCATTTTTAGCAAAACAAACAGGTTATCAAGCCCTACAAACAAGACAAGATGCTGGCTCATATATAGCAGGTTACAATTCAGCAACAACTTCTTACACAGGCTTTTCAATTGTGGCTGATTCAAATAATTTAAGTGGTTCTGTTAGCACATACGGATTTAATAAGTGAGGAATAGATAATGGCAACTGATAAAATTATGATTGGTATAGATGACCAAGTTGTTGAATTAAAAGGCGCAGATAAAGAAGCGTTTATTGCACAACGCGAAGCAGACGAACAAGCCAGATTACTACTTGAAGCC